TAACCAACTTCCACAACCACTATCTGGTACTACTTCTTGACCAAGATATTCTTTTACAGATACGTTGTCTATTAAGAACTCTCCTGTACCTGAATCGGAGTCAAATTTAATCGAACTGTTAGAGCTATCTGCTTGTATTGTCATTGAAACCTCTTGGCTTGAGTTAAAATACTGCAACCCTGTATTCCCTCCGCTAAAGTAAACTCTAACGCTTGAGACAGATATTAATTCTAAGTTAAACTTAATAAGATATGTAGAACCTGTTGTTAAAGACAAATTTGCTACAGCGCCATCGAAAGACGTAGCTGCGTTTATTACTAATTTATTATTAATATTAGTTAAAGTTGTTGCCGCATCTCCTGATTTTGACCACCCATTCAATCCATCACTAAAATCACCATTAGTAACCAACTCACTCCCTAAAGAATCTTGATAACTAAACCCCTCGTAGTTTATTCTTGGTATGTTTGTATCGTCTGTTATTTCTTTAAGTGAGATGTTTGTTATAGAGCCTTCAAAGGTAGGTTCTCCAACTAAATTAAAATTATTAAAACCACTTGTTCCAGAAACACCATAAACAGTATGCGTTCCTACTCCATAATAATCTCCGTAATAAGTGCCTCCAAGATTTACTCTAACACCACCAATAGAACCCTCATTTACAGTATAGGTTACCTTATAATTACTTCCAGCAGTTAAAATTCCTCCTTGTGTTAGGTTTGTATATGTACCCGTACTAATCCTACTCGCAACTCCATCTCCAATACTCCAACCAGTACCCAATGTCCAATCTTGCCCTACTTCTTTAATTGATATGTTTGTTACTGTATATTCAGCAGTATTATCAGAAAGGCTAATTAATTGTAAGCCAGTTTTATTTGCAGATGCGTAAAAAGTATAAGTACCACTTGATGTAATACCAGATATAATAGTATCACTAGAATTAGAATCAAAAAATCTTAACCTTGAAGATAACGAGCCACTTAATACATTTACATCTAAAGATATTTTATAAAATTTTCCCGATGTTAAAATGCCTTCTTGACTTATACCTTTGTTTATAGTTCCATCAGTTACTGCTTCTCCATCTCCAATACTCCATCCAGTTCCTAAATCCCAATTTTGTCCGACTTCTTTTACTGAAACGTTGTCTATTAATACATCTAAAGCACTTACTTTTGCAATTTGTAAATAAGATGCTGGTGCAGTTAAATAAAAAACCTTTGTTCCACTTGTATTAAATAAATTTCCAGAAATATCAATAGTACCAGTTGTAAAAGTTAAATCAACAGAAACTTTATAAATTTTTCCAGCCGTAAGCATATTAAGTGGCTCTGGTCTAATAGCTATTGTTGCTGAATTATCAGAAACCATACGCAGTTGACCATTGCTTTCTGTTACATAGTTATTTGCATTTTGATTTAAAACAAGATAATTATCTGGATTGTCATTAGTCCAATTTGCAAAATCTCCATTAGTAACCAACTCACTTCCTTCTTGAGAAAAGTTACCATTTAAAACTTCTTCTGTACCTATCTGTGAAAAGTTACCATTTGAAACTAACTCTGAACTGATTATCTGTACATTCTCTACTAAACCTTGTGCATTAACTCTAGTTGCAGCAGAACCTCTTGAAAAGTCAAAATCGCCATCTCCGTTCTCTGGCTTGATACTTAACATACTTCCATCATTGTATGCAGTTGGTGTAAGTAATATTGATGCTTTATCTAATAAATTATCTGCCATCTTATTCTATATTTTCTATTGTAGTTAATATTTCTGTTGTACAAGTTACATTCTCATAATAAGATGCCCTTGCTTGTAATGTTGATAATAAACTAGGTATTGCACTTGTTACTGATAAATCATAATAGATACCTCCCCAGCCATTCTGAACTGGATTACCCCACCAACTAACTGGATATATTTCGTTTGCCATCTTTACTTATTGTTTGTTTATTAATTTTATTATAAAAAGCCTCTAGCTTAATTATATTCTTTACTTTTGTTTTATATTTTGCCTTCACACTCATTATAGCACAAAACTTGAAAAGCTATCTGCATCTTTATCAGGATACATATCTCCATTACTATTGTTGTTGTACTCTGGAAACTTTTGACTATTAAAGCAGATATAATCTATAAATCTTTTAGTATAAAACTCAGCTCTATCTGTAATCTTACTTTGCATTCTATCTACATCTCTAAAGTCTACTGTATCTGACTCTTGTCCTCTATGCTTGTTTATACCTCCATTATCTATTTTAAACATAGCAAAAGGCAAGTATTCTAACTGAGTGAACCATACTAGCATAGGCTTAATATAAACGTCTCTAAGAGCTTTATAATCACTATTAGCAGGTAAGTCTATATCTCCAGATATAATTAAGTCCTGTAGCTTGTCATATAGTTTACCACCTAAATAGTTTTGGATGTGCATATCTTGTGCTACTTCTATTTGATGAATTAGCTTGTCTGCATCTGTATTACCATCTATTATAGACTTAGCTTTTAAGTCTGCTATTGTTATGAATAATGCTTTCATAGTCCTAGTATGTTTTTAATTTTACTTAATGTACTTCTGTATGCTCCGTTGTCATCTCTATCAATCATTCTTTCTTCCATCTCACTTGGATTCTTAGGCTCTTTTAAACCTTTCTCATAAGCTGAATTAGGGTCTACTCTCTTATCTCCTTTTAACTTAAATACTCTTAACTCCCAGTAATGATGGCAGTTCTTACCTCCTTTAAATTTTAGCAAACTATAGTTTTGACCATTATGACCTAACTTACTATTTACTCCTCTAAAAGACATCATATTAATATCTTCTTTTCTAAATACTATATTCCTAGAAGTAAATGTTTCCATCTTTTTACAAAAGTCTCTACTATTAGGATTACTTCTTACAGGCATATAAGCATATCTAATTTTATAGATATCACTATCTTCTTTAGATGATTTATTGCTAGACTTGATTTCAGCCATTTTAACGTCACTTAGGTCTTCTGAATATCTTTCGCTATGTACAACTTCCCAATCATCGCTTAAAACCTCTCCTAGACCCTCTAATTGCTCTAGCATATCATCTCCTTGTTCTTCAGAGAAGTCTTCATTAACTTGTGAAGATAATTTCTCTCCAGTTTCTTCTTCTTTTCTAATCTTAGTAGATATGTTATCTAATTCTGTAAACTCTATAGGTTGTAATGTTACAAAGTATAAGTCTTGTACAATACCATTAAAGTCTAATATATCTTCTAAACAGTATTTAATCTCATCTTGGAATGGTCTAATAATTACATTGTCCATTAATACAGATGCTGTTCTTAATTCTTCTGCATTGTTACCAAATCCTGTGTTATCTTTAATACCTAATAAGATAGGAGATACAATACCGTGGCCTAACATAATCTTTTCTCTAGCTTCATCAGATAAGAATTGATATTGTGCGTGAGCATCAGGTAAATGTATAGCTTCTATATTAGCTTGTGTTTCAGAAGACTCGTTAAATGCAATGATAGTTCTACCTGCATTAGAGCTACCAGAAAACTTATCATTAATCTTTCTTTCAATAGCACCTTGAGTTTCTTCGTTAGGAATACCATTGTTAAAGTTAATAAATAAACTAGGAGCTAATCCATTTTGTATATTAGATATATGGTAGTTAGACACTTCACATTCTAAATCAGCATATTGTAAACACGCTTGGTAATCAGGAGTAGAGTAGTAGTAAAAACCACTTCTATAAGGCTTAATTACATATATCTCTTCTCTTTGTGATTTACTTCCGTGTTTGAAACAAGGTATTCTTTTAGGCTTATCACTAGGCTTAGCATCAGACCATTTAGGATGGTAGTAGTATGCTTGTATAATTCCTTTAGAGTTAGCTTTCTCAGCTCTTAAAGTCTCCATAGGAAAGTGAGACACTTTTAATATTTTAGTCTTGTTTCTATTGTAGGTAAGTTTAATTGCAGCTTGTCCTAATTTCTTTCTGTCTATTACTACCTTTTTGATTTCTCTAGGTCTTAATAGCTTCTTCATTCTTACATAATGTTCTGGTAATAACTCAGAGTTAGTAGATTCTATACCTCTACCAAATACCATATCAGCAATACCATTATTACATCTAGCATTAGTTGGACTAGAAGTATCTAAGTCAATTAGTCTACCAAAGTAATTGTTATCGTCTCCCCAAGAAACCCAATCCCTGTTGTGTACTTCTTTTACTTCTGGTGCTTCGTAAGATGATAAATTAAGTACCCTTACGTTTTGTTGATTTTTCTTATCTTCCATTATATAATATATGTGTTATCATCTGTACTGCTATATGGTGTGTAATTAGTTTGAGCCACCACGTGCTTTATACTATAGTCATTTTGACTAGTACAAAATATCTTATCTCTATAAGCCAAGTTATCGTCAGCTTCTATCTCCATAAAGTAAGTAGAACCTTCAGATAATATCGTACTAGAAATATCTAAGTCTGAAAAGTTACCATTGCTAGATATAGCAAGAGGTGTTATATTTTCAGACAGTCCATCTCCATCTCTTCTTAGTCTAATAGATACCGTTATAGCAGTAGATAAGTCTACTCTAGGCATTATAGATATAGTTTGATTTGATGTGTTTGGTTGTAATATTATCATACTAAGATAACGTATTTTTAATTATTTTGTTTTATAATAAAAAAAGCCTCACATAATGCAAGGCTTTAATTAATTGAATAAGGTATTTACTATGCTCCTTCTGTAACTGAAAAACCTACAGCAGAAATAGTATCTCCTAAGAAGTTAGCAGGTGCTTTCTCCATTCCTGAGAATGTTAAAGTATATCCACTCATATCTCCCATAGCAGCTCCAGATACGATAGTACCACCAGATACATCTAATCCGTGTTCTAAACCAGCAACAAATACGTTTCCGTTATTGTCTTCTACTAAAACTGTAGGACTTCCGAAAGCTAATAATTTAACTGTCTTATGGTCTTCTTTAGTTAGTTTAGTTAATTGAAGCTCTAAAACTTGTTCGAAAGTAGTAGTTCCATTCTCACGAGAAGAAGTAATGTTCTCCGTATAAGTAGAAGCTCCTTTGATGTCAAACTTGTATGCGTCAGGTGTTCCTGCAACAGCATCAATAACATCTGTGTCGGTAGAATCATAGGTAACAGCACCTAAGTCTCCTTTGTTGATGAAGTAAACAGCGTTTAATCCTCCAACTGAATCTTTACAAGGCTCTAAACGACCTCTTGAAATATCACAACTCATTATTTATATTTTTAAAAGTTAATAAAAAAGGGTAAGCAGATTAACCACCTACCCTCTTTAGTTTATTTATACTAATCTTAGTTAGCCGAGTTAACGATTCCGTAAGTTACGATATCTTCAACAATTCCATACTGTACACCAGCAGTAAACCTCATTATGATTCTTACATTTTGAGAACCATCTAAGTCAGCCATATCTAAAATCTTAACTTCGTTTTGGTCAGACATTAATCCTGTACCGAAATGTAAGTTATCTTTAGTAGTAGCAATCATAGTATCAGAAGCAAGTCCGTTAGCCATAAAGATTTTTACACCATCAAAGCTCTCGATATTGATATTCTGATTGTTTCCTTTATCTTGGAAACCAGCAGCTCCTTGACCTCCAGATTGGAAACCACCTAAAGCTCTCTTGTAAGCTCTAAATACGTTTTGAGCAACATAAATCATTAAGTCATCTCTTCCGTATAAAGCAGCAGGAATAGCATCTACAACTTTTCCTAATTCATCTACAACGTTAGAAGCATCTACAGAAGTACCAGCAACTTCGTTTGCAGCAGGTAAATCAGCATCAGCAGCTAATAAAGTAGAAAAACCATCATACTCTCCAGCAGTAGCGTTAGCTCCTCTCCATACATTGATTTCTTGTTTCTGTGCTACTTTAGCAGCAACGTGACCGATTAAATAGTCTTGGAAAGAAGAAGGTAAGTTATCGAAAGCAGAATATCCCATAGAGATAGCATCCCAGTCAGAACGGAAATCTTTCTTACATAATTCTAAGTTTACTTGAAATTCTTCTGGTTGAAGGATTCTTTCAGTAAGTGTTAATGTAGAAGTGTCAGCGAAATCACAAGTACCATCTTTTACGATACCGTCTAATTCTAATCTTTTTACAACTTCTTTAAATTTAACGTTTGGTCTAATAGTTAAACCTCCGTTAGCGATTGTGTTACCAGCTAATAAAGCTGCCGAGATGTATTTCCCAGCACTTTCTCCAGCATAGGTAGTAGTAATACTTGTACTTGTTGCCATAATTTTAGCGAATTTTAAATTTAATTTAATTAATTATTAATCATTGACCACACTCGTTCGGCAGCAGTCATTCCTTTATTGTTAAAATTTTTCTGTCTAGTCTCAGTTACACTCTCAGGAGAATGAACTACTTCTTCTTCTACTTCTTCAGAAAGCTCTACAGCTTCTTTTTCTTCAGCAGATAATTTAGCAGGTACATCAGCCTCAGCGTAATCAGATTTGTCTTCCATCATTGCTTTAATCATAGATAACAATTCTTGTTTAACTTGAGATAGTTCTTCTTGTGTTGCAAAGTTCATTTGAACTGGTGCTTCTACTGCAGGTGCAGCTTCTTTCTTAGGCTCTTCTTTTTCTTCAGCTAATTCAACTGCTTCTTCAATTACCTCTTCTTTAGTCTCTTCTGCA